CAGGGCGACGACCAGGGCGAAGGCGACGACCAGGGCGAAGGCGAAGGCGACCAGGGCGAAGGCGAAGGCGACCAGGGCGAAGGCGACGACCAGGGCGAAGGCGAAGGCGACCAGGGCGACGACCAGGGCGACGACCAGGGCGACCAGGGCGACGACCAGGGCGACCAGGGCGACGACGGCGCCGGGGGTTTTTCCGGACCGATGGAAGCGGTTCCCGATATGGATCCCATGCGCCAGAAGAAATCACGCAAGGCGGATTATGATCGCTACCGCGAGGGAATGCTCGCCAACATCCTGGCGCGTGCCGTGCGTGAGGCGGCGCTCCCGTTGGAGCGTGTGCGCGAGTTTTGGAGAGACGTCTCCGTCCATAGCGAACGGCTTGCCAGGGAGGCGCGCGGTTGCTCCCGGCTTCGCAATCAGGTGGCGGGCGCCCTGCGCGCTCCGGCGCTCGATGACCTCTCCCGGCGCCGCTCTGCCGGGCGCGTCGACTCGCACGCGATGGGAAGACTCGCGGCGGGAGATTTCGATCGGCCGTTCGCCAGGCGCTCCCGGCGCGACGGCTATGAGACGGAGATTGTGATCCTTCTTGATGGCTCCTCTTCGATGAGCCTGAACGGGCGCCTGTGGCGCGCGGCGGTTTTCGCTCTGACGATCGCGCAGGCGGCGGAACAGGTAGGCGTCAAATGTGAGATCGCGCAGTTTGTCGGGAACGTCTCAAAGGCGATCAAGCTTCCCGGGGAGCGGATCGCGTCCCCGGGCGTGATGGCCCGGGCGGTTACCGCGGCGCTCGCGTGCGAGGGATCGACTCCTCTCTGTGAGGCGCTCGCGCGCTCCGCGGAGCGGCTCTCGCTGCGCGCGAACGGCAAGCGGAAAATCGTCTTCACGGCGACGGACGGCGAAGATGATTTGGGCGTTGAAGCCGTGCAAAAGATTGTCGCGCATTGTGAGGCGCGCGGCGTCGAAATCGTCGGGATCTCTATCGACTCCTCAGTGACCGGCGTTTTCAAGAACGAAGTGCGAGTCGACGCGGGCGACGATATGGCTGCGGTGGGGCTTGGACTCCTGGCGCGCGTCCTGTCGCAGAAGGGGGCGGCGTGATGGTCGCGCTCCTCCTGGTAATCGCTTTTCTGGTAATCCTGGCGGCCGAAGCCTAGAGAAACCTTACTTTTGACAGCGACCAGGGCGCCGCGGGAGACCGCGGCGCCCTATCTGTTTGCGAAATCGACGCCAGGGCGCCTAGCGTGACCGTAGGCGCGTTTTTATTTGCGGGGGGCGTTGGGATGCCTCCTCGCCATAAAAACGAGCCTACGGCGATTTCCATTGGTGGGTGCAGGATATTTTTCCGGGGGTTGCGCGGTTGAGTAGCGGCGCTCGGCAGCAAGCGGTTCCGCCGCGGCGCCCGGGCGCGGAATAATCTCGCGCAAAAAATGGTTGTACTCTTTTTTGTATCGGTTCAAGACCGATCGGCATAGTTCGAAACGGGGTAATCCATCCTACGATCGACGCCAGGGCCCATAGGAAGCCCGTAGGCGCGTTTTGGCGTGTCCCGGCTAGGGTGGTAGCCGGGCGTCCCTGAAAACGCGCTGGCGGGGCACGGGGGACGCGGGAAACAGCGTTCCTACGGCGGGGAAGGCGTGCTAGTCGTGGCGGCATGAGGAAACGGCCTTCCTGGCGGGCGCCCTACTGGTCGCATCCTGGCGGCGGGACGATCGGCCCGGCAATGGCGGCCAGGCGATCTTCATTCGGCGACTTCTCCGCGGGGAGCGGACGGCGGCAATGCCGTTGCCTCTCCCGGACGACAGGCGAGCGGTGCAGGCGTGATGCGGTGCAGGGCATGGCGGCGTGTTCCTCGCACGGCGGCACGGCGGGAGCGGTGACCAGGGCGCTCGCGCGAGATCCGCGGTTCCGGCGCTCGGCGAAGACGACCAGGGCGCGCGAGGCGCTCGCCAGGGCGGCGCTCGCGGCGCTCGCGGACGGCACGGCGGACGACCAGGGGACGGGACTCCTGGCGATCGGGCGGCTCTCAATTTGTCACCGGATCTAAAATCGATCGCGATCGATACGCTGCAAGCGGTTGCGGGCGATGCAACAGCGCCTGCTGCGGCGCGTGCCGCGGCGGCAAGAACCCTCCTGGAAATGCTAGGCGCGATCGGTCGTTTGCAAGAGCCGACTCGCCAAAATGAGACGCCCGTCTCAGAGCTAAGCGCTGCCGATTTGGATCGCGAGATCCGACGGCTCGAGTCGATCGCGAAGCCTCCGGCGAAGGCGAAGCGAAGGAAGCGACCCTATCGACTCCTGTGACCGTGTCCGCGGACACCGCGTGTCCGCGGACACGCTCGCGCGCGGACACGCGGGCGTGCGCCTGGCGTGCGCGCGTGCGCTGCGCGCAGGCGGGCGCGGACACGCTCGCGCGCGGACACGGGCGCGCGTGCGCCTGGCGTGCGCGCGTGCGCTGCGCGGGCGTGCGCGCCTGCGCGCGTGTCCGCGGGCGCGCGCAGGCGCACGCGCGTGCGCGCACCCGCCCCCTGGCCCGCCCGCGCGTGCGCGATGGCTGCGCGGGCATCACGACAGACAAAATTTCTGGATTTCTAATCTTCGGACAGGCATGGTTTCCAGATGGTCACCATCCAGATCGGCGAGAACCCCGACAAGATCCGCCAGTGGGCGAGCTGCGGCGAGCACCGCGTCGAGAAGTCCAAAGGCGATCCGGCGTTCGCGCTCGCCCGCCGCCTGATCGCTGCCGGTTACGCCCCCGGCGATCCCCTGGAGATCGTGCGCGGCAAGATGGTTTGCCTGCGCTTCTCGTCGCTCGCCGCCGCCGCCGGGCTGGTAGTCGAGGAGGACGACCGCGGCAGATATCTTCCGCGTTTCCGCAAGTTCAAGCCTTACCGCGGTCCCGGACACGATCCCGAGGAGTAGCAAGGTCGCTCGCAAGAGCGTAGGGTCCCTCCTCCGGACACGGAGGGGTGCCGCTCATGGCTGGTGTCGAGAAGATCGTCTCGTTCGCGAGCTGGGCCAACGACCATCCCACCGACCGCATTCCTGGTGACCGTCTCGACGCGCAGTTCGACGCCCACGCCCGAGCGATCTCGCTTCTGGAAGAGCGCATCGCCAGGCTCCTGCGGGCTGACGGAAAATTAAATCACGGTTTGCTCACGGTAGACTCGTTTCCGGCCGAGCTGCATGAGGAGATGGCTCGTAAGATCCTCGCCCAGGTCCAGGAAGAGCGGGTCGCCATCCAGCGTGCCGCGATGGCGATCGGGCAGACCCGTCGTGAGATCGTCGAGCTGCTCCACAACGCCAAGGTCTTCGCCGCCGAGCAGGTCGAGGATTACGCGCGCAGCCTCGACCTGATCAAGGGTGTCGTCGCCGTCCAGGAGCAGCTCAAGGCCAAGCTCGAACCTCTCGCAGCTCAAGCCGCGGACACGCTCGCTACCGCCGATAACTCTCAGAACGACGCCGCCTTGGCTGCCGCCACCGCGCAAGATTGGGCGCAAGTTTCCATCGAATGGGCCGAGCACATGCCGGATACCATTCCGCCCAATATCCTCGCCATCACCGGCATCTCCGGGAACCACTGGTCGAGCCGCTGGTGGGCATCTCAAGCTGCCGCGACGATCTCGGGCTTCGCCGGGGTGAACTCGTTCAACGGCCGTTCCGGTGCGGTCATGCTCAGTACGCAGGACATCATCGATGCCGGTGGCGCGCCGATCGTCTCGCCGTACTTCATCGGCAATCCGCAGGCCCCGACCCCGGCCGCCACCGATGCCGACAATTCGATTGCCACGACAGCCTTCGTCAAGGCGGCGATCGCCGGTTCGGTGGCCGGGGTGAACTCGTTCAATACCCGGCAAGGCGACATCGTCCTTACCAATGCCGACGTCGCGGCGGTCTTCCCTGGGTCGGACGTCGCTCCCCGCATGGACGGCACTGCCGGGGCCGGCACCGGGGTCGTCTGGAGCCGCTCCGACCACGTTCACCCGTCGGACACTTCGCGCCTCGCCCTCTCCGGCGGGACGATGACCGGACCTATCTCGCTCGCCAACGATCCGGTGGCTCTGTCGCAGCCGGTGACATTGCAGTATTTGCAGAGCTACAGGATCGACGCCGGGACTTATTAGCCGACTAAGCATTCGGACCTCGCGGTAGATACCGCGTCAAGAGGGGCTACATAGCCGATGCCGAACAACCCTGTTCAAGTCCTCCGCTCGTCGCTGGTCGATAACCGCCCGACCGGCAAGCAGCCGGGCGAGCCGTACGTCAACTATGCCGACATGCAGTTCGGCGTCGTTGATACCTCGGGGACGCCGCTCGACCTCCTCGCCGTGACTTTCTTCGCGACGACCTCCCACTACGACGTCGGCGAGTTCGTCGTCCAAGCTGGAAGCCTCTATCGCTGCATCTCGCCGAACGGACCCGGCGCGTTCAACGCCGCGAATTGGAGCCAAGCCTTCACGGCGGCCAACGCGGCGAACTATCTGCTCCTCGCTGGCGGCACCATGTCCGGGCCGATTGTGCTTGCCGCTGATCCGGCTGCGCCGATGCAGGCGGTCACCAAACAGTATTCCGATCTCAAGGCTCCGCTTGTCTCGCCCGTCTTCACAGGCGATCCGAAAGCCCCGACGCCGGGGGTGGGCGACAACGACACCTCCATCGCCACGACGGCTTTCGTCAACAATGCCCTCGGCAATTCCGGCGTCGTCGTCGCCGACGTCGCCCCAAGCCCTGCATCGCAGGGCAAGCTGTGGTTCGACAGCGTCGGCGGGCAGCTTTACGTCCGCTACGACGACGGCAATTCCGCCCAATGGGTGGTCGCCGTCAACAATTCCCCCGACCTGACCAGCTACGCCACCGTCGCCTACGCCAACAGTCTCGGGACGAGCTACCGCAACCTCCTCCGCCGCAACGGCGGCTTCGAGGTTTGGCAAAGAGGCGCGGGCGGGCTTGCGACTTTCGCGGTTCCGGCTTCGGTGTCGCCTGCGCCCTACACGGCCGATGGCTGGTATCTGGCGACGGGAGCCAATCAGGCGTCGGTGGTGGCCCAGGCCGGAGCGCAGAACAACCTCACCTGGGGTTCGGCGTGGGCGGCGAAGGTGCAGCGCAATGCCGGGCAGACCGGCGTCGGCGCGATGATCTTCGGCTTCCCGCTCGACCTCGACGAAATCAACCCGATGCGTAACAAGTTCGTTCGCTTGAGCTTCGTCGCGCAAGCCGGTTTGAACTTCTCCCCGGCCGGTGGGGTGCTCAACGCCCAGCTCGTCGTCGGCACGGGTGCTCCGGCCAAGAACGTCGCCGGTTATACGAACCAGCTCGTGCCGTTGAGCATCGGCGTGCCGCTGACGGCGACGCCGACCCGGTTCCAGGTCAACGCCACCGTCGTCGTCCCGGCGAACACCACGCAAGCCGAAGTGGCGTTCTTCACCATTCCGGTCGGCACCGCCGGGGCCGACGACACCTACTACGTTGATGATGTCCAGTTGGAAGTCGTCCCGGCGGCGACCGGGTATGTCAGCAGCGATTTCGAGCGGTTGAATTTCCAAGAGCAGTTGTTGCTGTGCCAGCGACACTTTCAGAAGACGTTCCCCTATGCCGTGGCTCCGGCTTTCTCGTTAGCTGGTGGCTCTGCTGAATTTCGGTTTTCGCAGTGTGTTGGAGCCTCATTAAGCCAGCTTGGAATAAATATGGTATATCCGGTGCTCATGAGAGTTGCGCCAACGCCTTTTGCCTATAGTTTAGTTAATGCCAATGGGCAATTCCGTAGTCCTTCTGCTGATTGGTCGGGGAGTGCCTTTACCGCTTCTTCAAGAGAACTAAGCATGTCGGGAACGACGCCAGCAGGATCGGTGGCCGGCATGCCGGGCCTTATTCATCTTACGCTGGATGCTGGGATATAGAGCATGATCAAGAGCGCGACATGGACTGAAGACGGCTTGACCATCCGGGTCGAGCTTGAGGACGGTATGGTGGCGTGGGTGCCGGATGACATGAGGAACCGTCACCGGGTCGAGCTTGAGCAGTGGTCGAAGACGGCGGGCAACGAAATTCGAGCCTACACGCCGCCGACGGTCGAGGAGTAAGCGATGGCAATCGACTTTCCCAACTCCCCGGCCCTCAACGCGATCTTCGTCTCGGGCGCGCAGACATGGCGTTGGGACGGGGCCAAGTGGGCGATCGGCTCTTCCAGCGCGGCTTCGCTCGTCCCGGTCGGCGTGGTCATACCTTTTGCTGCCGCCGCAGCCCCGATGGGCTGGCTGGTTTGCAACGGGCAGAACGTCTCGCGCGCGACTTACGCGGCTTTGTTCGCGGCGATCGGCGTGCTCCACGGGGCCGGCGACGGCACGTCCACGTTCACGCTGCCCGACATGCGCGGCCGGGTCGTCGCCGGGGTTGACGGTGGTGCCGGTCGCCTGACCGGCGCTCAAACCGGCGGCGTCGGCGGCACGCTGGCGGCGATCGGCGGCGAGCAGGGACACGCCCCGACCCTGGCCGAGGATTGGAACCATACCCACACGGTCGATGGTGGAACGGGCGGGGAGAACGTCGATCACGTTCACTACGTCAGCGCAACGTCGAGCGGTCGCACGTCAGCCCATAATCACGGCATGGTTAACGGCGGCGGTATTCGCGTCAACAACATGGCCGCTGCGTATTTCGTCCCGGCCGGTGCGGCTGGTAACCAGCCAGCCGCTACCGATGGAATGCAAGTCGAGCAGCAAGAGCATTACCACTATATTAATAGCAACTCGGGGGGTCGTAACACCGGCCACGTTCACGCCCTCTCGGGCGCGTCGGCGGCGGCCCAAGGGGCGAGCAATGCCGCCCACAACAACGTCCAGCCGACCCTGGTCTTGAACTACATCATCTCGACGGGAGGAGCGTAGCCGTGGCCGCCTACGAGATCGTCATCGATAGCTATCAAGCGTTGGGCTTCGACCTTGAGGCCGCCGTCGCGGACTTCCAAGTCAAGCTCGTCGCGCACGCCGCGACCATCGGCGTTGCCGCCCCGACCGCTCACGGCGTCGTCGAGACGATCGTCCGCTATCACGACGGCGAGTTCGTCATCGTCCCCGCGCCGCCGCCGCCGCCGCTGACGCCGCTGCCCAAGAACTTGGCGCTCTATCGCGGCTTCGCCAATCCCAGGGAGTTCGCCGGGACGACCTTGTCGGCGGCCAGGGAGGCGAAGGAAGCCCTCCGCATCGCCGCCGAGAACGCTGCGGTGGCGAAGACGATGGCCGACCAGCAGGCCGCCTACGACGCGGCGATGGTCGTGCAGAAGGAAGCCGAAGCTCAGCAAGAGTTTGACCGTCTGGCATACATCGAGCAGCAAGCGGCGGAGATCGCGGCGGCGTACCCGCCGGATGAGGGTGTATGAGCCAGTATCGCGGCTCCGTCGCCGTCGTCATCGCCTTCACGCTTTGCGTCGTCTTGATTGTTATCGTCGTCGCGGCGGCTTTGGGTGTAAGGGTGAGCGAGCTGACCAAGGACGCGGCGATCGCGGCAGTCGGGGCGATGGTCGGCGGACTTGTCGCCTATCTTTCAGGGAGAGGCTCGTCGTAGACATGCGCCCATATTTTGCGGTGTTTGATGTCCGCGATGGTCGATTTGTCCACGCCATAGTCGGCGGCGATTTGTCGTTGGGAGCGCGGATCGACGCGCACGGCGCGGATTTGTTCGGGCGTGAATTTATTGCTTCGCTTGTTGCGCGCTTGCTCTTCGCGCGTGATCCAGCAGCAATTATCCGGCGAATAACCAAGATCGTTGTCGGTGCGCTCGATGGTCAGGTGTTCGGTGTAGCCGTGCGCCCGCGCCCAATCGCGGAAAGCTTCAAAGGAGCCTTGCCATTCGGGGCAAACGGCAATGCCCCGACCGCCGTAGTTTTTCCAAGCACGGTTTTTGGGGTTGGAGCAGCGTTGGCGCATATGGTTCCAGATGCACCAGAGGCGCGTGACTTGTCCTTTTCGCGCTCCTCCGTGCCGCAAACGCGATGGGGGCGTGTTATGAGTGGATTTGGGCATCTGCTCCTCCTACGAGCGATGGTGTCAAGTGGCGGGCCGGCGCGACAACGCCGGACCCGCTGCGGTATCTTAGCAGAAGATGCGTATCTGGCGAAAAGCTGATGGCAGCTCTGGCCCTCGGGATGTGCTTGATGCTGAGCGGCTGCATCGTCATTCAGTCGGTCCCCGAGCGTCGCGTCGATCCGAGCCTGCCTGTAGCCCGCGTGATCATCGAGCAGCGTCAAGCGCAGCCGGTGCCGATGCCGGTGCCACGAAGGGGATCGTAGATGTCGATATCGCTGCTCCTGATCATCGTCGTCGTCATCCTGCTCATCGGCGTCTTGCCGACATGGCCCTATGCCCAGAACTGGGGCTATTACCCCTCGGGGATTTTCGGCGTCGTCATCCTCGTCCTCCTCATCTTGCTCTTGACCGGGAGGCTATGATGGGAGCCGATTTTCTCGTTCATATCTTCGCTCTGGTTTTTTTGATCCTGAGCTTCGTCTGGGCGGTCATCACGCGCGAGTTCACCGCCACTCTTTTTGCTGTTTGGAGCATCGCCCTGATCGTCGTCCTCTCGGGCTTCCCGTGGGGGCGTTGAGATGGCCGGTCTCGTCGCCCTGGCGATCGCGGCCGTCCTTGTCTGTGCCGCCGTGGTGTTCGTGGTCTTGTCCATAAGTCGGGACATGGGAAAAATCTGAGGAGATAGCGATGGCCCTGACCTCGCCGGAAGTGACTTTCATTCAGACCCACCAAAGGGTCGTGACCAAGGCGATGAAGCCCTATCTCGGCGTCGTCGATCAGGCTTATGAGGCGGGCATCCCGATCAACATCACGCCGCCCGTCGCCACCGGCACCGGGACTGTCGGACAGACTCTCGCGGTCACCGTCGGCACCTGGATACAGGCGCCGACTTACACGTTCCAGTGGCTCAGGAATGGTGTCGCCATCGGCGGCGCGACGGCGCAGACGTACCTCCTGGTGGCTGCCGACAGCGGCAAAACCGTCTCCTGCGCGGTCACCGCGACCGTGTCCGGGAAAACCACCACCGTGAACTCGAACGGGATCGCCGTCGCCTGATGGCCCAGCTCTCGGCAGATGAAATTCGCTATTTTCAGGCCCTCAAGCGCCGGAAAACGAGCCTCACTGCCAAAACTTCCCTGATCGGCTTCGCCCGGGCGATGCACCCGGACCCGGATCACCCCGACGACGCCGATTTCAGCCTCTATAAACCGGCTCTCCACCAGGAAGTGATCGCCGCCGCCCTGGAAGAGGTCGAGGCCGGGCGCCTGAAACGCCTGATCATCAACTGCCCGCCCCGTCACGGCAAGTCGGAGCTGGCCTCGCGGCTGTTTCCGCCGTGGTTTTTGGGCAAGCACCCTCGCGACAGCATCATTTCGGCCTCCTACAACGAGAAATTCTCCTGGGATTTCGGTCGTGAAGTCAAAAACACCATTGAGGACCCGATTTTCCGGCAAATCTTCCCGGACATCGCGATCACCACTGCTTCGGTCGATCGCATTGAAGTCGAAACCGGCGGAAAGGTCTTTTTTACGGGCCGCGGTGGCTCAATTACTGGCAGAGGAGCCATCGGTCTTATCCTTGATGATCCGATCAAGGATCGTACAGAGGCTGACTCACCGACGGTTCGTGAAAAAGTCTGGAAGTGGTACACGCAGGTCATGAGAAGCCGCCTGGTGACCTCGAAAGGCTGGATAATCATCATCCAGACGCGATGGCACGAGGACGACCTCGTCGGACGGCTTACGGACAAGACAAATCCGTCTTACGTCCTCACCGAAGCCAAGAAATGGTCGATCATCGACCTCCCGGCGCTCGCCAGAGACAACGATCCGATCGGCCGCAAGCCCGGCACGGCGCTTTGGCCGGAGCGTTTCCCCGTCGAGTACCTGGAGGACATGCGCGAAGGCGATCCCCGCGGTTTTCAGTCGCTCTACCAGGGTTCGCCGACGCCGGAAGCCGGGAATTTCTTTCCGGGGGATTGCGTCATGACCTACGGCAAGAACGAGATGCCGCCGCGGGAGGAATTACGCTTTTACGCCGCGTCCGACCACGCCGTTTCGATCGCGCAAGACCGTGACAAGACCTGCGCGGGCGTCGTCGGCGTCGATAAGGATCAGAACCTATGGGTGATGCCGAAACTGGTCTGGGGCCGGTATTCGACCGACCAGGTCGTCGAACGCATGATCGATCTCATGGCCGACTACAAGCCGCTGTATTGGTGGGCGGAAAAAGGACATATATCAAAATCTATCGGCCCGTTTTTGCGAAAGCGTATGCTCGAAAGATCGACTTTTTGCAGCGTCGTCGAAGTCACTCCTACCCACGATAAGAAAACCCGCGCCCAGGCCATCAACGGCCGCATGGCGATGCGAATGGTCTTCTTTCCGAGCTTCGCCCCGTGGTGGGCGGAGGCCCGCGACGAGCTTTTGAAGTTTCCCTACGGCACCCACGACGATTTCGTCGATTTTCTCTCGTGGATCGGCCTCGGCCTGGGGATTTTCGTCCCCAACAAGAAACCCAAGCCCGCTTTCGCCGGTCCGCGGCCGGGAACGCTCGGCTGGGTCAAAAAGTCGGCGCGCGAGGGCGGTAAGCGTCCTGGCTTGCCCGGAGGTTGGTAGAAATGTCGATGGGCGGGCCGGTTGACCCTTTCACGCCGCAGGATCCCATGTCCGCGGACCCGGGGGCGCTGCCAGCAGCACCTCCGCCTCCGCGCGAGAAGAAAATCCCCCGGGAAGCTCCGGACACCGACGAAAAGCGCAAAAAGCTCGTCACCCAGTGGATCGACGACGTCAAGAACGCCCGCAAGTTCTGGGGTCCCGCGTTTCGTCAAATGATCCGCGATCAAAAATTCTGCGCCGGGCATCAATGGGACGAGGAGACCAAGGCCGCGGTTTTCAACGACCAGTTCGATGACAGGTATGTCGCGAACGTCACGCTCAGGCATGTCAAGCAGCGCACCGCGGCTCTCTATGCGAAAAACCCGAAAGCCGTCGCCAAACCGCGGCCGAAATTGTACGCGACCGTCTGGGACGGCACCGCCAAGACTTATGCCCAAGCGCAGGACATCCTGACGCGGGCGCAGCAGGCCCAGCAGCAGATGCAGAAGCTGGTGATGGGTGCCGGGTTGGGCATGGCGGCTTCCCGGATGGGGATGTCCCTTCCTCCGTCCTCGCCGGGAATGAGCGGTGACCCTGGGGCTCCCAGCCCCTCCGGGCCGCCGGGGATGAATGGCGGCTCGCCCTCGCCCTCCCCGGACATGGGTGGGCCGCCTCCCTCGGACACCGGGGGAGCACCCAGTTTACCCCCCAGCAACGGAGCAGGCCCTCCCGGCGCTACACCGGGGGGACCGGGAGGCCCGGGCGGCCTCATGTCGATGCTCCAGGGCGCTGCCGGGCAGGCCGGGATCGGCATTCCGCAGGGGCCCGCTCCCGACGAGGTCGCCCAGGCCCAGGCGATCATGGACGACGCCAAGCAGGTGAAAGCTCAGGTCGATCAGGCCAATAAAATCGCCCGGACACTGGAGATCCTCTACCAGTACGAGGTCAGCCAGCAGCAGCAGTCGTTCAAGTCCCGGATGAAAATGACGGTCAGGCGGGCGACCACTTCCGGGGTCGGCTGGGTGAGAGTCGGCTTTCAGCGGGTGATGGGAAGGTCCCCGGACCTAGACTCGCAGCTCGCCGACGCCGAGCAGCAGCTCGCCGTGATCGAGCGCGTGTCCGCGGACATCGCCGACAACGAAATCCAGGAAGACTCGCCCGAAGCCGAGCAGATGCAGCTCTTGATCGCCGAGCTTTCCGGCAAGACCGACATCGTCGTCAAGGAAGGCTTGATGTTCTCGTGGCCGAAGAGCACCGCGATCATCCCCGATAAAAATTGCACGGCGCTCAGAAACTTCCTCGGCTGCAACTGGGCCGCGGAGGAATACTGCCTGACCGAGGACGAGATCGAGCAGACTTACGGCGTCGATGTCGGCAACGCCGCCACCACCTACCGCACTGTTGATGGCGCCACCGATTTCGGCCAGGTCGAGGAGCTGCACGGCGGTGCCGCTCAGGACAAGTCCGATCCGGCGAAGATGCTGGTCTGGGAGGTCTTCAACAAGGCTGACGGGCTGGTCTATGTCATCTGCGACGGCTACCCGGATTTCCTGCGCGAACCGGCGGCGCCGGAATACTACACCGATAATTTTTGGCCCTGGTTCCTGGTCGCGTTCAACGAGACCGAAGGCAAAGTCTTCCCGCCGAGCGACGTCACCCTCATCCGTTCGATGCAGCTTGAGCTGAACCGCGCCCGCCAGGGCCTCCGTGAACATCGCTTCGCCAATCGTCCGAAGACCGCTTACGCCGAAGGCGTCCTGTCCGAAGACGATATCGAGACACTCAGAAATCCACCTTTCAACGCCCTGGTCGCGGTCACCGGCCTCCAGCCGGGACAGGATATTAACCAAGTCCTTCAAGGGATTAAGGGAGTCCCCGTTGATCCGAACATCTACACTACCCAAGAAACCTTCCAGGACCTTCTCCGCGTCGTCGGCGATCAGTCTGCCGATCTTGGCCCCACCTCCGGCGCTACCGCTACCGAGTCCAATATCGCCTCGCAGGCAAGAGCTACTTCAACGGGTTCTGAGATCGACGATATCGACGACACCCTCTCCGCCATCGCTCAGGCCGCAGGCCAAATTCTTCTTCTCAACGTCTCGGAAGAAACTGTGAGGGAGATTGTCGGCCCCGGCGCGATTTGGCCGAGCTTGACCAAAGGTGACGTCGCCAGAAATCTTGTCCTCGACATCGAAGCCGGAAGCTCCGGCCGTCCGGATCAAGCTCGCGAACTCCAGAACTTTGAGAGGCTTGCCCCGATCCTCATGCAGATCCCTGGGATCTCCCCGGCCTTCATGGCGAAGCAAGCGGTCTCTCGCATGGACGACTCGATCAGCATCGAGGATGCCGTCGTGTCCGGAATGCCCTCCATCCTCCAGCAAAATGGCATGCAGCCCGGCGCTTCCACCGCTCCGGGCGGCGGTCCGGACCCGAACGCCCAGGGCCCGCAGGGCGCTTCCAACGCTCCCGGGCCGCCTTCGCCGCAGTCGTCGGCGCCGACGCCGATGAACGCAGCTCCGCCGGGACCGCCTTCACAACCAAACTAAGTAGGAGTAGAGGTCTCTTCCGTGGCCGAAGAAACTCTATCCGCTCCCAGCACACCTTCTCCGGACACAACGGCGTCTGCGCCGCCCCCCGCCGCAGACGCCGGGTCCTCCGACGGGACCAGTCAACCGTCGGCGCCACAGGGGGTTGATACCGGGAAAAAGCCCACTCTCTTAGACGCCGTCCTCAAGGTCGTCCCTGCTGACACCGAGAAAGACGTTCTAGCGGATAAGGCTGACGCACCCACGTCACCGCCCGAAAGCGGAGATCAAGCAGACCAAGGGTCGGACGAAGACGCCACCGAAGCCGATATCGACGCTCTCCAGATGGGGAAGCGCCAGGCATCGAAGTTCCGGACACTGCTCAAACAGCGCGGCGAACTACGCCAACAGGTCGCCGAACTCGAACAGTATCGCCCGGTCGCCGAAATCGGTGGTCAGCTCGCCAACTTCGCGCAAGAGAACGACCTCAGTTCAGACGACATCGTCAAGGTTCTCGGCATCGCGGCTGCCGTTCGTGCCGGAGACTGGCAGGGTTTCTACCAAGCTGTCGGTCCCTTCGTACGACGGGCGCAGGAATATCTGGGGCTAGTTCTCCCCGACGATCTCGGCGCACGGGTCCACCAGGGCCACATGACCGAGGCGGCTGCGCGCGAGTATGCGCGGACACGGTTTGACGCGGCGCGAGCGCAAGCTCTCGCCAATCAGCGTGAGACTGAAGTCCACACTTCACGAGTCCAGTACGTCCAAGCCGACGTGCAACGGGCCGTCACCAACTACGAGACCCAACTGGCTGCACGAGATCCAGACTATCGGGCAAAAGCCGACGCCATCCGACGGACGACGCAGGCGATGCTGCATGAGCGTGGCGGCAGGATCAATTCGGCGCAGGAGGCCCTGGAGATCGTCCGGGACGCCCATGCCGAAGTCACTGCCAACTACCGGCGTTTCATGCCCGCACCCCGCCCGACCAACCCCGTGCCGAATGGCAATTCGCAGCAACCATCGGCGCGGGCAGCCCCGAAAACCCTCATGGAAGCGGCCTTACAAGGTCTTGAGAAGTCGAGGCATGAGCGCGCCTGACTAAAGGCACACTCAAATGGCTTTTACAGCCGGAGAAATCACCAATATCGCCAATGCAGCCCTTGATTTCTACTTTAGCAAGGGAGATGTATTCAGACAGACACTTCAGAAGAGGCCCTTCTGGGACAAGCTTTCGAGCAAGCGTAAATCCTTCCCAGGTGGCAAGGGAAACATCTCGCTGGCCGTGTCCGGTAAGTTCGGCGACGGTTCGGGCAACGACATCGTCAAGGGCTACACCCACAACGATACCGTCAATTTCTACACCCCGGCGAATTTGCTCAGGGCCAATTATCCCTGGCGCGAGCATCACCTGGGCCTGATGCTGACCCATACCGAACTCAAGATCGACGGCATCTCGGTCGTCGACACCAACGGCGCGGAAACGTCTTCCCACTCGGGGAGGGACATGACCGTCCTGGTCGGGCTTCTGGAAGACAAACTCTTCGACCTCGGCGAGAGCTACGCCCGCGGCATGAACCTGCTCGGCTACGGAGACGGCGTCGCCGACCCCAAGGCGATGGCGGGCATCAAGCTGCTGGTGGCGGATAACCCGGCAGTCGGCATCGTCGGCGGCATCAACCGCGCGACAGCCGGAAACGAGTGGTGGAGGAACCTGGCGAAAACCGCGGCGTCCGGTGGTGCGGTGACTTCCGCGCCGACCAACGGCGGTGTCCTCCTCCAGGAACTCCAGAAGCAGCGCCGCCAGCTCATCCGCTACGGCGGATCGCCCACCGACGCCTTCTGCGGGTCCGACTTCATTGGCGCAATGGAAACCGAGATGCGCGCCAACGGCCTCTATACCCAGAGCGGGTTCAAAGGCACCCAGGACGGAGCGATGGGTGGTGTCGCCTTTGCAGGCACCGACTTCGTCTATGACCCGACGATGGACGACCTCGGCCTCAACAAGCGTTGCTACTGGCTCGACCTCAACAACATCTTCGTCGAGGCGATGACCGGAGAGTGGATGCACAACCATTCCCCGGCGAGGCCGCCGAACCAGTTCCTGCTTTATCGCTCGATCACGACCACCTGCCAGTTGGTGGCGAAGCAGCTCAACTCTTCGCTGGTCATCGATATCGCCTAGCTCGCGCGTTATACCGGGGGCGGACACGGTGTCCGCTCCTGAACTCAAGGAGAACGGCAATGACAACGGCTACCTACAAGGGCCAGACTGTCACGGTCGTGCGCCCGGCCAAGGACGGCGACGACGGCTTCGACAAGCACAGGGGCCCGCAGTCGCTGATCAAGCTCAAAGATGGTACGGAGAAGGTGGTCGCCACCACTGACGTGGCCGCCAGCAAGGCCGACCCGAGCAGCGAGATCGACCCGAAGACGGGCCAGGCACCCCCGGCTGGCGGGTCGTAACCAAAAGGGGAAGACTTCATGCACTTCTGCACCGCCTACATCGCCATTGCCAGCGACGAGCAGCAGGTCGCTTTTCGTGGACCTTACGATCCGGTCTCTTGGCCGGAGGTCGAGGTCCTCAGGCAGATCCACGGCGATGAGGCGGTGCGGAACGTGAAGCCTTTCGTTCATGTCGAGCAAACTGCAAAAGCCGAGAAAGAGCGCCTCGGCCTGATCTACGGGAATATTGTGTCCGAGAAAGTCTGGGTCGGGCGCAACTCGTCGATGGAACTCGACGCTGCCGAGATGGACGTGCTCGAACCCGGCACGCTGTGGAAGAACCCGATCACCAAGGAAGTCGGCCCGGTGTCCGAGGCATCGTCCGCGGAAGACGTCGAGATCGACGAGGCTGCTGACAACGGCAAACCGGCCAAGCGGTCGCACCACAAAAAGAAAACCGACGACGAAGACATCCTCTGATGCAGACCGACACCCTCGCGAATTGCGTCTACGCGCTGCGGGCAGAGGCAGGACACAGCCTGTCGTCGGCGCAGGGGCAAAACCTCGTCGATGTCCTCAAGTACCTGCTGAAACGCTCTCAGCAAGAGTTGTGGACCGCCTACCAGTGGCCGACGCTGATGCAGTCGGGTGACACGCAAATGGTCGCCGGGCAGTACCTCTACGCCTACCCCTCGGGCTTCGATTTCGAGGCGATCCGGCAGAGCTACACGGCGCCCGCCAGCTCTTCCCAGTGGCTGCCGCTCGCCTACGGCATCGACGAAACCTACATCATGCCCGGCGGCGCCAACTCTCAGAGCGGAGATGGCCCGCAGCTCTGGCGGCCCGAGCTGGATAAATTCCGGGTCTGGCCGACACCGATCTCCGCGAACAACTGGACCCGCTTCCGCGGCATGAAGCCGCTCAACCCGTTCATTGCGGACACGGACGTCTCGACCCTCGACGCGATGGCGATCGTCCTGTTCATCGCGGCAGAACTTCTTGCCCGCTCCAAAGCCGAAGACGCGGCGAACAAGCTCAAGAAAGCGCAGTCCCATCTCCTCGCGGTGTTGGGGAACACAGTCTCCGCCAAGAGAAGGATCTCGACGCTCGGCTCGTCCGTGCGAGTGCGACTCCCGGCGCAGGGCGTCGATTTCATTCCCCTGCACGGGTGAGCTATGGCGAGCCTGGCAGAGACCCTCTCCGCGGCGGTGTCCGACCAGCTCCCCAAGCGCCACCGGCTGCCGCGATCGGCAGCGGCGATGGAGGCGATCCAGCCACCGCTCACCCCGGAGGAGCGGAACCTCTACGACCACCATCTTTACAATATGCGCCACGGCAAGTGGATCGACCAAGGCGGCGGGACGTTCTCGACCGTCATCCAGCGCAACGAAGACGGTGGTGACTACGGCGGCATCCCCGGACGCGCCTATAATTTTCCCTCGGTGTGGAACGGCAAAGAGCTGAAGGGCGATGCCCTCTACGATGCCGTCCAGCCGATGTCGCAGTGGCCGAACTACGCCCCCACTTACATCCCCGGTGCTCCCGTCACCAGCTACGAGAACGCCGACGCTCGCTACCTCGGCCAGATGCACGACCCGATGGCGCTCGATGTGATGTCGCCGGAAGCCTACCACCAATATCTTCAGTCCCTGAAGCGGTAGGGGGCGGCCATCCCTTACCTCGCCATCGACAACTTCGCCGCCGGATTGGACACGCGCAAGAGCGCCCTGACGTCGGCGCCGGGCACCCTCCAGCGACTCAAGAACGCCACCATCACCCCCGGCGGCGAGGTCGCCAAGCGCCGAGCTTTCGTCCAGGTCGCTGATCTCACTGGTTCTTTCGGCCTCGCCGCGACCGAGTCCGTCGTCTACGCTTTCACCCGCAACGTCTCGATTGGGCCGCCGGTCCTTTCGGTGCCGGGGGTTTCGCTCATCTATCAGCGACTTCCCAATTCTTCACCAACCCTGGCGCAGACCGACTACGATACCTTCGGCGGCCAGATTTACCTCGTCACCTACGACCCCGCGGGTGCCGCCAACGCCAGGACGTTTCACTACTACAACGGGGCGCTGGTCGCCGACGCTTCGGCGGCGCTGGCGAAGGGTCTCTATATCCGGACATACAAGTCCAAGATCTACGCCGTGAGCGGCACCAACCTCTATTTCTGCTCGCTCGACTCCCCGATGACCTGGACGTCCGGCACGGGGTTCGGTTTCATCAACCTGGCTAACAAAGACTCTGGCGGCGAGCTACTCACCTCGTTGGAGGTCTACTACGACAAGCTCGGGGTGTTCTCGTCGGTGGCGACCCAGCTTTGGGGCGTCGATCCGGACCCGGCGCAGAACGCCATCGACCAGATCCTCAGAGCTTCGGGCACGATCGCGCCTCTCTCGACGCAGCAATACGGGTCGGGCGACGTGCTCTTCCTCTCGCAGAGCGGTATCCGGAGTGTCCGGGCGCGGGACAGCTCCAACGCTGCCGCGGTGTCCGATATTGGTTCCCCAATTGATGCCCTCATCCAGGCGCTCTACACCACCCGGGGGTCGAGCTACTTCTCTCAGGCCAAGGCGCTTCTCGAACCGATCGTCGGGCGTTTCTGGATGGTGTTCCCGAACGAGATCTACGTCCTGTCGGCTTTCCCTGGCCCGAAGATCACGGCGTGGAGTTACTACACGGTCCCCTTCACCATCACCCAGGCGGTGACCTGCGGCGGCAGGATTTTCCTCCGCGACACCGCCGACAAGCTCTATGTCTATGGCGGCAACGACGGCAACGCCTACGACAACTGCGGGGTCGAGCTAAGACTCCCTTACCTGGATATGGGCAAGCCGGGGACGAACAAGATCTTCCAGGGCATCGATGTCACCGTGCAAGGCGCCTGGACGATAAAAAGCTCGCTCGACTTCACCAATCCAGACAGTGAGGACACTCTCGGCACGTTCACCTATCCGACCTGGCGGGACGGGACGGCTGGGTTCGAGGGGCAGAGCACGCACGTCTCGATGCGCTTCTACAACACCGACGCCAACTCGGCGCTCCTGTCCAATGCGGCCATCCACTACAATTTGGCGGAGGAGGACACCTGATGTCCAACAACGCGAACAATCGTCTCCTGCAACAGGCGTTGCAGGCTGAGGGCCTCTACAAAGGCAAGATCGACGGTGTCATCGGGCCCCTGACCCGGAAAGCCCTGGAGCTGCACGACAAGGCGAAGAACCAACCCCTTCCAAGGGAACGGCCAGGGCCTCCCGTGCCGCTCTCGCCGGAGATGACCGCGGGTGCTCCCGGCGGCCCCAGCGCTGTCGCCGACATGCAGCTTTCGATGCTCCCGGACACGCCACCGATGTCGCCGCCGTCGATGGGCAGGCCAGATCCGGCTTCGGCCGAGTGGATCAGATCGGCTCTCGGCGCCGTGCTCGGTGGCCGTGACCGGGTGCCCGAAAACCCGCTGGTGCGGATGCGAAGCAACCTCCCGGACGTCACCTCGGCGCCGCCGCCCGCATACAAGCCCAACTTCGCCGGGGACTACGGCTCGCCAAGCGCGCCGATGGACCCGAGCCTGGAGCCGTTCATGCGGAAGCTGGAGGTGGTCACCTCGCAGCCGCCGATGGGCATGACCGGAGAACTGCCGCTCGGCTACACGCTGGCGCGGGCGCTGCGGGCTTCCCAGCAATGACCGTCGAGATCCGCCAACCCACGTTTGACGACGTCCTCCATGTCGCCAAAAACCTTCGGGCCGAAGACATCCAGGAGCTTTCGGCCACCCGCGACCTCTCGCTCCCGACGACGTTGGCGACGTCAGCCTGGTGCGCGCGCTACAAGCGTTGTGCATACTGGGACGGAGAGCCGGTTTTTGCTTTCGGCGTGTCCGCGGTCACCCACGACCACGGCCAAGCCTGGGGCTTCGGCACGGACAAATCCTCTCTCGTGACTCGGGCCGTGACGAAGTACATCAAGAAGACTATGGTCCCGGACCAGCTTGCTGCCGGGTTCACCGCTGTGCAGGCTTTGGGCTACCCCACGAACCGGGTGTCGTGGCGCTGGCTCAAGCATCTGGGCTTTAGCCCTATCGCCAACTTGGCCGGGATTGGTGCGGCGGGACAAGACCTCATTCTGTGGGTCACGACCGCTGATGAACATCGCGCTGCGGCATAAGCTCGTCGCTGAGACCCTCGACGGCGTGGACTTCACTCTCGCCGTCCCCGGCGACGCCGAAGAACTCTCGTTGCTGTTCGAGACGTTCTTTGCTGAAGCCGATTACAAATCCCGCGGGATCGTCTTCTCCATTCTCAAGGCCAGGATATGGCTCCGCCGGGTGATCGGGCTCGGTTCGTGTCCGCACTTCATCGCCCGGACACACGGCTACGAGGGCAAGATCGTCGGGGTCACGTCCTACTCCCTCGATGAGAGCTTCTGCGAAGACCCGGTGGCCGTTCTCGGCACCCTCTATGTCGTCCCCTCGCATAGGAAGTCCCCGATCGGGCGCATCCTCGTCGCGGTTGCCACCGAAGCCGCCAAAGGTGACGGCGCCGTCGCTTTCCACGCGCCCCTCGCGTCCGGAATGGTCGAGATGAAGAGCCTGGTGAACTTGTTTACGAAAGCCGGTTTTGTCGAAGTCGGCACGATCCTCGGAAGGAGCCTCTGATGGGTGGAAAAGCACCGGGCGGCGGCACGGGGGGTGCCGGAAAAGGCGGCGGAGGTGGCGCTCCCATGTCCGCAGCGGCGGCCGACCAGGCCAACGCCACCCGCAGGCAGAACGTCTACACGACTGTCGGGGGACTCTCCCGCCCCGGGGGAGGAAGTGCTCCCGGTGCTCCACCCAATCCCCGTGTCCGACCGTCAGGCCCAGCCGGGCCACCGAAGTCTCCCGGCGGGGCGGGGGTGCCGCTGCCGCCAATGCGCCCGGACACCGGACCCGGAGCTGGTTTGTCGGCGGGGGCGCTGCCCGCGCCCGTGGACGAAAGCATGGCGGCATCGCCGTTGTCGCGGCTGTTCACCAACCCGACCGGGGTAACGACGGCAGATTATATGTCGAGCATGACCCCCGAGCAGAAGCGGAACTGGGCGAAGACACAGTCCAAACGCCCGTTGATCCCATCTTCCGGGGGGCTTCCTGTCGCTCCTGATTTTACGAGGCTCTAGGTCATGGGCGGGAAAACGCACGCCGACAACTCGGCGATCGTCAAAGAGCAGAAGAAACAATCCGACGACGCCCTCGCCAAGGAAGCCAAGCGACAAGCTCGTCTTGATCTTGGTCTCAAAAAGATCGGCTACGCTTTTGACGGTAAGCCCGTCACCGCGCCGACCGCGCACACGTTCGATTGGAAAACCTTTCAGCCGGTAGCCACCAAGGACAAGACCGGAAAAACTATCGCGCAAGGGAAGCTTCCGACCGGCTTCACCTACGTCCAGATCGACCCGAAGACCGGAAAGGCCGTATCTGGAACCCCGGCCCAAGCCGCTACTACCGGCGGGGCCGTTGCCGATCCCTACGCTGGCGCCGCCGGTTCGGGTTATGGCGCAGGCACCGTCAGCTTGACCCCTGGCAAGGCCGCAGTCCCGGCGGGACCGGCTCCGGCGTCTACCGGCGCCGTCTGGGCGATCCAGGGGCCGAAAGGCAAGATCTACAAGAAGGGCGATGTCGTCCCGTATTCCTCCGACGATCCGACCGGCGCGACGACCGGCGGCTTCACCGACGAGTGGTTCAACAACTACGGCCAGACCGAGAAGAACTACTACCACCAAGACATCAACGAGCAGTATGGCAAGGCCAAGGATCAAGCGACCTTCGCTCACTATCGAGCCGGAACCGGCGACTCGTCGGCGGCCGCCACCACCGCGGCAGATCTCGCCGCGCAGAACGACAAGAACCTCAACGCCGTCGATCTCAAAGCCGACGCTGACGTCGGAAACCTTCGTACCGCTGTCGCCGACGCCAAGACCAAGGCCATCAACCAGCTCTATGCGACCGAGAACCCCGACGTCGCCACCAATCAGGCCCTGGCTGCCGTCAACACCCTGACCAACACGCAGCCCGACCTCTCCCCGCTGGCGCAGCTCTTCAACATCGCCTCGATCGGCGGCGCCAACATCATGTCGAAGATGCGTAACTCCGGCTACATCGGCGACTTCCAGTCGGGCCTGCCGCCGAACACCGGCTCCGGCCATATCGTATAGGAGGCACGCCTTTGTGTGACCCGACCATCATGGCTGTCGCCAGCATGGCCTCCGGCATCGCCGACTTTGCCGGTCAGTCGAGCGCCCAGGCCAAGCAGAAACAGTCATACGACGAATGGTTCGCCCAACAGGAGAAGAACCGGGTCGAGCAGGGGAAGCAGCAGGAGCACGCCCGGCAGCTCGCCGACCAGGCCCGCGCCCAGACCGTCAATGACGTGTCCGGGCCGGTGGCCGCTCAGGCTCAGGGGGCTGAAGCCGATCGCCTTGCTGCCGAACTCCGCAGCTCCTCGCCCTTGACCGCGGACGCTCCCGCCGCAGGCGATCCCGGAGCTGCCGGGGTCACCACTTCAGCCGCAGATCCTTACCTCCTGTCGCCGTCGCAGGGCGAGAACAGCGACGCCTTCAAGTCGGACCTGGCGAGCAAGATCCACACGGCGTCATTGGCTGCAAAGGAGCGCATCAAGAACATGGCGGCAGTCGGCAGCTACACGAACTCGTCGCAGGGGCTCGACCGATATTTCTCCAAAATGTTCCAGCGCAGCGGCCAGGGCATCGACCTGCAAAACGAGAAGCGCCGCGGTGACCTCGCCGTCTACGGCATCCAGCAGGCCGTGCAGCCGGTGGCGTGGAGTTATACGCCGGGTCTGAGGATCGGCTAATGGGGAACCTCAGCCTTCGGGTCAATCAGGGCCCGACGCTCAACCTCTCGGACATCTTCAAGAGCGCCGCGGCCGATCCGGACACGGTCATGAAGCTGGAGCTGGCGAAGTCGAAGATCTGGAACGACTACTACCAGAACCAAAACTACATGGCGTCGTCGGAGTACGCCCGCCAGCAGGCCGCGCAGGAAGCCCAGAAGACCGCCGACCTTCAGAAGCTTGCCCAGACCCGGGAGGGATCGGTGGCGGGCCTCGAACGCGGCTATGTCGGCGCCATACCTCTGCCCCCGAACCAGCCGGTGCCGGTCGAACTCTCCCGGATCGCAGGACCCGTGAATGGGGTGCCGGTGTCCGCACCTCCGGCTATCGTCGATCAGAATTTCTACGACAACCAGGTCGCCGGAGCGAAGGCCCGGGCACGATTGGACGCCTACCTCGCCAAAGACGCCACCGACGTCGAAAGCGCCTACGGCAAGAGCATCGGTCAGGAGACCCTCACCGCGGGCCTCACCCCGGGCGGACCAGCGGCGGTCACCCCCGACCAGCTCCGGCTCGGCTCGACGCTCTACACCGGCAACGCGCCGACCACGACCACGATGATGACCTCGGGCGACACCGCGCCGGGGATCTTCGCCAACCAGGACGCTGCCGCCAAGGAGCTGGCGAAGGCCAACGTGCCCGAGACCAAGATCGTCAACGGTGTCCTGGTCCGGGGCACTCCGGCGGGCGGCGCCTACGCCCCGGTCGCGGGGGCTCCGCAGCGTCCCCTCGGCGACGCCGAAATGGCTCTCGCCCGGCAAGAGGCTGCCCGGATCGAGGCCAAGCCCCCCGAGCTGCGGACACCGGAAGAGAATGCTCTCTACCCAAAACTGAAAGACGAGATCGCCAAGGCCGACCAGGTCGCCCTGCCCGACAAGACCCGACTCCTGGAGCGCACTCCGAGCGGCGGTGTCCAGGACGTGCCGGGATCGCAAGCACCGGCAGGCGAAGCCAGAGCCTTCGGCTCGACCGGCATCGAGGCCGACTACAACACCAATCTCCTCCGGCTCAATGCCAAGCTCCGCAGCGGACAGCCGCTCAACCCCGACGAACAAGACCTCTACGGCGCGTCGTACAGCGGCCTGGCGAAGGACCACTGGGAGCAGCGCGACACCGTCAACGGTCAAGCCAAGTGGGTGTTCGTCAAAGGCGTCGTGTCCGGGCGGTTCCCGGACCCGAGCCAGATCGGCGCCGACGGACGCCTGATCGGGGCGGGTCCAGCTCCTGCCGCGGCCCAGCAGTTGGTCCCGGGGACGAACAACGTCCTGGCAGACCCGGCAGCGGCTGCCGCTGTGGCTCCGACGCTCACGCCGCCGCCCACGACCGGGCCGCAAGTCGTACCGGCCAAGACCGCACCGGACGGGACCCAAGCGCCGCTCAACGCGGGCGACGTCATCCAGGGTTTCGATCAGATCAAACCGATGACCGAAGGCGCGCAGAAAGACGCGCGCCTTGTCCCGCTCCTTATGATCGCTTACGCGCACATGCGCGACTTCCCGCCGGAGGATCTGCCGAACGCCTTCTGGAAAGTGTGGACCGACCCGGGCGAGGACCCAAGCATTGCCCAGACCTATATCGCGTCGCTGGCCCCCGGGCCGGTGAAGCAGTACGCGCAGATGATGAACCAGTTCTCGCTTAACCTTTACCTGCTCTCGGGCGCGGCCTTCCCGCAGTCCGAACGCGGGCGCAATCTCCAGGTCTTTATCCCGACCCTCGGCGATGACGCCAAGACTCGCGCCCAGAAGTTCGAGGCGATGGGAAGTCTCATCAACTCGATCCAGAACAGCGCCTGGCAGACCGACCCGACCACCCGGCATCTCTTCCAGAAACAGGCGCACGACCTCTACCGGGTGGACCTCAACGACAATCCCGTGGCGCCGCCACAGAACGATCCCTATGCCCCGGTCGATACGACTGCTCCGGACACGGGAGGGGTGGCAGCACCGACGACATTCTCTGATGGGAAACCCCTGACACGGATGCCGGAAGGGGTCGGCATCGATCCCGCGGATTGGCCGAACTTCGACGAACAGGGCAGGGCCGACGCCTACCAGCTTGAACAAGCGCTCAAGGCCAAAGGGGCACCATAATGGCCGAGCCTTACACCCCGCCCACCGTCGAAGAGCTGCAACAGCGGATTAGAGTCCATTCCGCCAACGCCAGGGCCAAGGCTGCCAAGGCCGGGCAAACCGGCTTCAAGGCGAAGCTGGAAAGCTACAAAGAACCGCCGCCTTCAGTCTTTGAGGATGTCGTCGGCGGCGCCGGGCAAGCTGCCCGGCAGATGCTGAGGGGGGTTACCGGCCTGGCGGATCTGCCTGCCGCGGTCGTGGTCGGTGCTGGCAACATCCCCGACAACTTCTGGAACGCCAGCCATCCTTATTCGCCGCAGAGGCATATCCCGACACCGCAGGAGTATTTCGGTAAGCCCGGCGAGCCTGCGATGCAGCCGACGGATCTCTTCGACAAGTACTTTCCGCCGATCCGCGGACACAAGGACGACGTCCTGAATTTACCCTGGGAAGTCGCGGGTGGGCTTCTCGGTGGGGGCGGTTTCCGCGGTCTCGCGAGCGACACCCGGGCTGCCGCCATCGCCGACGCGCGAGCCGGGGCCGTTCTCCCGACCCTGGCGCAAGCTCCAGCAGTCGCACCCGGTGTCGTGTCCGCCGTGAGCCGCGGCGCCGCGGATCTGGGGAAAGCGCTTGTCCGGGGTGGTGTCCGAGCGGCGACCCGTACCGGCGTAACCACCGCGGGACTCCTCACGGGCAAGTACGGCGGCGGCGAGATCGGCCGAGGCATCGCCGAAGCCATCGGCGGACCGGAATATGGCGACCTCGGACAACATTACGGCGAGCAGGTCGGCCAGATCATCGTCCCCGGGGGGATAGACGCGATCAAGGCGCCCTTCTACAGCGCGATGAACAAAGCCTACGTCAAGCAGGGCGACGTCAACACGCCCGGGTCGTCGGCGCACACCCTCCAGGCCCTGCATGACATCGGGGCGCCCGCCGATCTCGGCACCGTCGGCAACTCCGCGGCCTCGGACATTCAAGACTATCCGGCGGGCTTGCCGTTGGCGGGCGGCCAGGTCAGGCGGGCCCGTGAGGACCTCTATCGCAACCTCGAACAGGGGGTCGAGACTGGCGCCGCCCACGCCCGGACAGCCGCCTCGGGCAGCACCACCGGCCCGCCAGCTCCCGGCTACGGCCGCAACGTCTCCGAGACCAGCATCGGCCAGCAGGCGATCGACGCAGGCGTCGAGGCCGTAGGCCAGCCCGATCCCGACCTCAATATCCCGAGCCGCGGCATCCACAAGGCCCTAGACACCGCCTACAACGACCCGCAGACCGGACTTCACCGAAATGACCCGGCCACCGGACAGCCGATCATGTCGCGGGACGACCCGATCGCGGTGCAGTCCGAACACCAGGTCTATGACACCATCGAGGGCCGACCCCGGACCGCCCAGGCCATCGCCCAGCCCGACGTTGCGCGGCTGCGCGGCGAGCTGACCACCAGCTCCAATCTGGTGGTCGATCCAGCCGTCGAGGCCGGGATCGACACCCAGGTCAACAGCTTGCAGCGGCAGCGGGCCTCCTATGCCCCGGGATCGCCGGGCCGTGCCGCGATCGACCAGAACATCGCGGTGCTTGAAGCGTCCCGGCAGACCAACCGCGGGCCGAGCTTCCAGGCCCAGAGAGACCTCCGCGACCTCGGACACGAGCGCAGCGGCGGGGTCGTCCTCAACCAGCGGATCAGCAACGAGTCCAACGCCGCCAAGACCGCGACCATGCGGCAGGCTGCCGAAGATAGAGGTTTGGGGGACGTCTTCGACACGACCGAAGCTGAAGCCGGAAGGCTCCTCGGACAGCGGGAGTCGCTCAACAAGCTCACCAAGGATAGCCAGACCGAGCCGGGCGCCTTCAGCCAGCTCTTCGGAAAAACCGGTGGCGGCGACCTCACCCAGCTCGGCGCCCTCATGGAGCACGCCCCCAACCCGACCCGGATGGCTTTCGCCGATCGCTTTGAGCTGGCGGGCCGCGGCCCGGCGCAGGCGGGCACCCGCGACATGAACCCGGCCAACTACCGCCCGGCCGAGATCGTGCAGCTCTGGGACAAAGCCTCGAACGAAGCGAAAGACGCCTACGCCGCGCAAGGAACCCCGCTTCGCAGGCACGTCGAAGCCGTGGTCACGGCGGCCCGCGCCGACGCGCTGCGGACAGCGGGCAGGACCAAGCCGGGGAAAGGAAGCAGCACCCTCGGCGGACCGCAGCGGTTCTTCACGCATCCGGCGTCGCTGATGGCGGGCGGCACCGCCCTCGGCTCCCTGGCGGGCTTCCCGGGGCTGGGCCTTCTCCTGGGGACGCTGCCGACCGCAGCCGCGAGACTCGTCGGCAACCGCTTCACCGACCCGCGCTTCGTCCAGAACGTCGTCCACCCGCCTGGTGTCCGCGGCACCCTCGATCTCTCCCGGCTCCTGGCCGCGGCCGTAGGCGGGAACGCCCCGAGCGACGGCGCCGACCAGCCGGGGCTCCTGCCGGGGACCAACGACGTGTTCCTCCCGTCACCCCGGAAGAAGGCCGCCAACGAAGCCCTGCGAACCGCCGACGACCTCGCCCGCAGCCCACTGAAGACGCTTCGCGTCCCGGGGTTCTGAGATGGCGTTCGGCCTCCTTACCGGCACCTCGGGGATCAACCCGGACTTTCTCTCCCGTTTGGAGGCTCTCCGGCGGGCGCTGCCCAATAATCTCGGCGCGCAGATCGGGATCAAGTCCGGGTATCGAAGCCCCGCGCATCAAGCCGAGCTTTATGCGAGAGCCGTCCAGAAATACGGCTCGCCGCAGGCCGCCAGGAAATGGGTCGCACCTCCCGGACACAGCCAGCACAACCGCGGTTTCGCCGTGGACCTGAGCTACGGCTCCCCCGAAGCAGAAAGAGCCGCGCACCAGCTCGCCGCCCAGTATGGCCTGACGTTTCCGATGTCTTACGAGAACTGGCACATCGAGCCGATCGGCGCCCGCGGCGGGGCAGGTGCAAATACCGCTCAGGCTGCACCTGCGGCAGCCGTTTCGGCCGCAATTCCCGAAAATTCGGTTGCAGGTCTTCTCTCAAAAGCGAGCTTCGGTGGCGAAAGTAGTGCGCCTGGTGTCCGCTCCGGGGGTGCCGACATCGGCGGGCTGGTGTCCGGAGGCGGAACGCCCCCGGACACCAATCTCCAAACTTTTTCGGCCGATCCACCTGATCCCCCGGGCACGCCGATCGATACCTCCCCGGATCTCTCGCCGCTCGCCGGTCTATTCTCGCTTCCGGCGATCGGGACTGCTGGCGCGACCCCTCCGGACATGCTTCCGAGCGAGCTGCCCGGTCAGGCCAAGCAGCTCAAGCCTAAGGTTTGGCTATGAGTCTTCTCGACACCCTGATCATGGCCGAAAGCAACGGCCGGAATATTCCCAACGTCACCGACAGCGGACCGGGACCGGGCGGCGGCTACTTCCAGATCAAGGACGGCACCTGGAGCATCTACGCCAGGCGGGCGGGCATCGATCTCGCCAAATTCCCCAGCGCAATGAGCGCGCCCTACGAAATCCAGAAGCAAGTCGCCGACGTCATTCCGATCGGGCAGTGGGGTCCGCGCACCAAGCGCCTGGTCCGCGCCGCCGGTTACAACATCGACGAAAGCAAAACCCTCGCCGAAAACATCGCCGCTGTCGGCGAGGCCGGGATCGTGCCGAAGCTCTCTGATGCGGGGCGACAACTCTCCCCACAGACAGCCAATCTCGGACCCGCGCCGAAAGGCGTCGCCTACGGCGAGGACAAGACCGCCGGGCCTTCCGGCGAAGCGTCTCCTGCCGCCCAGATCGCTGCGCTCGACGCCGCCGCCAAGCCCACCCTGGCCTCGGCGTTCGGCGACGCCCTCGGGAAAATGCAGTTCGGCGGCAGCGGCGGAAGCGGCGGCAGCTCCGGGGGCTTGTCCGGGTGGCAAGACCTGGGGAACCTCGGTCTTCAGACCGCCTCGGCGATGGTCCCGGACACGCCTGAGACCAAGCCCAACCTTTCGCAGCTCGCTGATGTCTTCGCCACGCCGACGATCGGGCAAGCCAACAAGATCAAGCCGATCAGCATCGCATCGAAGAGCTGGACATGACCCTCAAGAGAGAAAACCCCAATGGCAAAGAAACCTAGCCAGCTCGCCACCATGCTGTCGGCGGCAGCGCAAGATCCGACAGGGAATGCCGCCCCGGCCACCGGGATCGCGGCGCCCCCTCCCGGCACCAGCCGCCCGGGCGTTCCCGGCACCGCCCTGCTCCAGCCGCCTCCCCCGAAAAAGGTTCCGCCGCCAAGACGGAAGTCTGGCGGCGGACAACTTTTCGCGAAAAAATAGCTCGCAAAAAAATTTTCGCGATTTCTAAACTTCAGGCTAGAGGACGGAGTCGAGACTGACGTCCTCGTCCTCTTCCTCGACCGCGGAGAAGACCTTGTTGGCCGTCGAGCGCCCGTCGATCCGCGGGGCATCGCGCTTGATGAGCTGGATATGGTTCAAGCCGAAGCTGATGCCCTTGTTGCCGCTCGTGTCGTAGTGGAAGGGCATGATGTTGGCACGGACGATCTGACCGGCCCAGAGTTCCGCCGGATCGAGAACGTCCTGAAGCCTGACGTCAACGATGCCCGGCTTGTTCTTGCTCCAGGGATTGATGAAGGTCCAGCCGGGTTCATAACCGGCATAAGGCTTCTCGCTCGCCTGTCTGAACGGCAGGTGCAGGCTCTTCACCGGGACAGTCGGGAACTTCTCCTTGATCACCTCCGCGACGGCCTGCTGCATCTTTTTATATTCCGGAGACTTCTGCGCCTCCGGCGAAAAGAGCAGCGAACAGGCGTAGACCGGATCGCTGCCGGGAGCCCGCGGCTTTGGCGTAAAGAGTACGGGGAAGGAGAGGGTAGCGTAGGGGGTGGTGACGGCCGTAGCCATGACTTGGTTCCTTATCTAAGGATGAGACATTCTGAGACATTCTGACATCGTACCCCGAAGGGACATGCCGTAAATACAACGTGCGTCGTAAACTTTCAAGCCCCCTCCTCAAGGCTTTCGGTGAGCTGCTCGAAAACCGACTTGGCGTCGTTATGGACCCCCGGCCGGGGGTCTTCGTCGCGGGCGAGCGTCGTTCCCGTGCTCTCGCGATTGGTCATGACCTCGACAACACTCGCCGCGTCCTCCTTCTTGGCGCCGTCTCGCACGAAAACCTGTTTAACCTGTGCCGGAGTGCGGAGCTTCACCATCTTATCGACCAGCCCGGGGTAGTTCTCCCGTATCGTGGCGAGAGCCTCGTCGGCATCCGTCCACTTCTCCATCCCCTTCTTCGCCACGAGCTTCCAGCCCGGGATCGTCTGGCCGTGGTCGAGGCGCTGGGACGCTTCCGCCTGAACTTGATTTATCCAAGCCTGAACCAGCTCGGCTTTGTTCAAGATCTCGGCGAGATCGTCGTTGGTTAAGCTTGTGGTCACTTGATCGAAAGTCATACGCGCCTCGTACTGTGCAAGATTAGCCAAAGCCGAACACTCTCCTGCCCGGACACACCAGCGGCAGTGGTCCCCCGGGGTCTCCGTCTGGTCGTCGGCGTCGAGCCGCACGATCGCCGGGAAGAGGATCGTGTCGCGCCAGCTATAGAGCGCGTGGAGGTCGATCATCTCGGTGTTCTGGCCGGGGGTGTTCTCGGTCCGCGGCTGGATGATGGTCATCTGGACGCTGTCGATCGGGTATGCCGCACCGATACTGTTGACCGCCCCCAGGGCGTAAATCCGGAGCTGCGGATTATTCACGGCGGAGACCTGGACGCCTCTCCCATATTTCAGATCCACGATCTCAAGGTTCTCGGTCACCCGGTCGTAAGCGACGACGTCGGCGGTGCCGTAGAGCTTCTCGCCGCCCAGCACCGGCACCGTCACCACGCTCTCGGTCCGGAAGATATCGGCTCCGGCTTTCAGGCGCTCGACGTAGCTGACATAACGCTCGACGGCATCGACCATGCCCTCGGACACGTCCACCTCCACCCCGTCGCACTTTACCGTGTCCGGAGCCGGGAGGCCGTGGATCAGCATGTCGGCGACTTCGTGAGCGGCCTGGCCCTCGGTGGTGTAGACGGTCGGCGCCCTTCGCTTCCCCCTGGCCTTGGTGACCGACGCCGGGCACTTGATCCAGATCGACGAAGACGACGGCGAAGCGTCGGCGTGGGCGTTCATAGAATACCTTTCCTGATCAGATCCTGGGCCAGCGGCGACAGCGGCGCGACGATCCGGAGACGCCATTTGATCGCCCGCCGGTTGGATGGAGTCAGCCCGAACAAGCCGCTTTCCTCGATGATGCCTTTTTCGTACAAGTGCGTCATGTTCCCCGACACCGCCTGGTGGATGCGAGTCAGCTCCCGCTCGATCTCGTGACAAGTCAGCGGGACCGGATGGTACTTCGACAGCACGCCGCAGATGTCCCGGTCGAGCATTGCCGAAACCGGAAGCATACTATGCCAGGCCCATCGTGATGTCGGCCGGTACACGTCAGGTGTGGTCCTCGACGGTGATCCCGGCGGCCTCGAAATGGGCTTTGATCCCCTCGTATTCGAGACGCTGCTGGGCGTCGAACTGGTCTTCGTTGATAGGCATCGCCTTTACCCAGGGCATCTTGACGGCGAGGACGAGAACCTTCCCCCGCTTGTGGAAGATCATCCCGGATCTCGGCACCGTCCAGGCGCCGCCGTCAGCCATCCGGTTGAAGTGTTGCAGCGACCACTCGACCATCACCGGGTCCAGGTTATGGCTCATAAGACGCTCTTGGTGAAATGCGCTTCCGCCGCGGCTTTCCATTTGTCCCGCTCGGCCTCGAACTCGCGCAACGCCAGAGCTATGCGCTCGTTTTGAGTTATGGCCTTGTCCAACGCTTCGGCGAGCCGATCTCGCTCGGTCTCCAACTCGATGATGCGGAGGCGAGCCATGCTCAGCCCCTCGGAGATGTCCTCAGCCGCTTCGGCTTCGGTGGCGGCGTAGATCGCCTTAGACGCTTTCTTCAGCCACGCCTTGATGTCGGTCTTGTCGGTGGCGTTGCTCATACCGGCGCTCGCAGTCTGGGCGGGTTCCCCGGCCGGATGGCGAGGAGATGATGCTCGGGGCAGTAGACCGCGCCTTCCCTGGTGTCGCGTGTCCGTCCGCAAAAGAGGGTAGACGCGCCGTCTCCGGACACCGGCCAGCGGCAAGTGTTGAAGTCCAGCTCCAGCATGGTGACTTTCCCGATCTTGATCTCGGGGACCACCCGTGAGGGCTTGGGCTTGGCGTTCGCCAGACGCGCCCGTCGTGTCCGCGCCCGGATATGTTTCTCCTGCGGCAGCTCCCGCCCTTGCTCGGCCCGCACCTTGTCCGGGTCCTGCTTCCACTTCTTCCGGTGGACCATCCCCAAAAATGCGTTGCGGGAGACCCCGCAACGCTCGGCGCAATAGGCGGCCTTGAAGCCGCTGAACCAAAGGTGTTCGGCGAGGGCGAGCCGCTCCGCGGGCCAGGCCGGGAACGACGTCCTAGTCGTGGTCATCGTTCTCGGGCCTCGGCTTGCCCCAGATCTCGGTCTTCAGCTTGTGGACTTCCGCTTCAAGTGCGGCGACACGAGCCGACAGGCTCGGCCCGCCCTCTTCTCCCCGGGAAAGTTCTACCCTTACCGGCGGCGCCGCCTCGGCGTTGGCGATCGGCGTGAACTCCGTGCCCAGGCCATACTCGGGGAGCCCCTCGGTCGAATACCCGGCTTTGGCCTCTTCCCGGAGGAAGTCGATCGGGCCACGGGGCTCCTCAGATACCGTCATTGTCGCCTCCGAACTCTGCTTCCATAGCTTGACGGATGTCCGGGAAAAGATCCTCGGCCAACAGGCTCAGGCGGACGCCGCCATGCTGGCTGGCGATCGAGTCGATGAAGGCTTTGGTCTTGTGCTTCTGTTTGGGGTCCGAGAAACGCTTCGCCAGCTCGTCGAGAACGAAGGCGCGATCGTCCGGACCCGCCGCCGGTTTGGTTTTGCCGTTGGTGGCGTTGGCGGCAGCCACTTCCGGTTCCGGCTTCGGCTTGATCCGCCGCTTCTTGGGAGCCGCCGCATCGGCGAGCTTCTCCTCGATCTTCTTGACGAGCGCCTCGGCCTCGGCCGCGGTCGGCTTGTCCTCGGGCCCCACCGGGGTGCCGGGATCGGTCCCCTGCGCGGACACCGTGACGACGAAACCAGCAACGCCGAAACGCTCCGTGGTGATCTTGAGCAGATCATCGAGCGGCATCGTCTTGACGTTAGGCACGATCATGGCTTTGAGGGCGATGCTGATATCGTCGGCGGTGTCGCCACTGATTTCGAGTCTAATGGGCATTTTCTCTGTCCTTCTGTTCCTGTTTGCGCCGGTCGATCTCACTGATCATGACCAGGACGACACGGAGGGCGTCGTCTACTTTCTGCATGGCGTTTTCGATCGCCAGTTTTACCTCGATCTCCTCCTCGGGGGTGAGATCGCCACGGACCTTGAGCTGCTGGAGCGTCGCCATCGGGTTCATGTGTCGATCCTTTCCAGACGCTCGGGCTTGGTCTTCTCAAGCCGAGCGATTTCCCGGTTAAGATACCATTGGGCTTTCCTCAAGTCTTCGATGCCGTTTTTATCGCCAGCCCGCCAGCAATACTTGATTACGTTTCCGATATTAAAGTTCATGTGCTCGGTGATCTGGATACACTCAATTCCTGACGGATGATTGACGTAATGCTTAGGGCGGTTGACCGGATCATCTTTGGTCCCGTCCCAGCCGCCGTGGCGCCGGGCGAGGTCGTGCAAAGGCCGCATCGGGTGTTCGTCAGTCATGGGTTCCTCCAAATGATCCGGTCGATCGTGGTCGGGCCGACATGCGCCGCGTCCCAGACGAACCAGGCAAAGGCGACGCCGGAAGTTGACTTCGGTCCTTCCCAGCCGTGCCGGTGCATCATGGGCAGCCGGTTGGCGAAGACGTGGACGCGCGAACAGCGGGCCAAGGTCGCTGCTCGCCCCGTCGACTCGTAGAAGGCGAGCCGAGCGAGGATGATGACCAGCGGGCAGAGAGTGATGGCTTTCGCCACGAATTTCCCGGCCAAGCGGTAAGGCGGGTTGGTCAGGATGGCCCTGGTCCCCACGGGTACGCGATCCTGGACCAGGAAATCCCAACCGGCAGCGTCCTGGTCCGGGGAGGAGTAGTCGATCAGGTCGGTGGCGTAGACCTCGTGCCCGTGCGAACGGAGAACTCGGGCGATGGCACCGAACCCGCAAGCCGGTTCCCAGATCATCCAGGGCAGGGGCTCGGCTCCACGCAGGGCCTCGACGGCGACCGCGGGGGTCTCGTAGAGGTCGTATCCCCTGACACCGAAAGAGTGGCCCTTGTCGCCGCTGACACCCATCTTCATTTGCGGCACCTCCAGCTCCGGTTTTTGTAGACGGTCTTCATTCCGTGCTTGAGACAGAGCGGTTGGTCGGTGTCCGCGGACACGACCTTCGGCGAAGCGGTCGGTGAAGTCGGTGAAACTGAACGGGTTAGAGGCAACCTCCCCCTTGACTCCTCTAAACCAGTCGCGGGCAGGGTTCCCGGCGGGATCAAGTCGGCGACGATCGGCGCCTCCTCGGGCGTGAAAACCAGAGGCGGGACCTCGTCAGCGTTCAGGCAAAAAGCGTAGCTCTTTCGGTAGATGAAGACCCCGACGCTGGCATCGACAGAAGGGACATTGAGCAGCGCGCGGAGGGCCAGCGCGCTCGTCCGATTGGCGTAGACTTTGCAATCCGTCATGTCGGCAGCCGCAGCCGGAGCCGGAGCTGCCGCCAGGGCCGCCAGGATCAGCCCGCTTGCCGTTCGCATCGCTTCAGGTCCGAGAGGATATGCTTGATGGTCGAGACGTTCCCCGGCGTGCCGGAGGTGATCACAAACCTACCTCCACCCGGCGGGGTGAAGCGCCAGTGCTGGCCCTTGGTATGCTCGACGGTCCAGCCCTTGTGCCGGTACTCCCGAACGATCTTCTCGATGTCACGAGTGTTCGACATCGTCTTCCTCCTCGTCCCCTTCCAGGCCCCACAGTCGGCAGAGCAGCTCGTCGAGGCGTGTCCGGGCAATCGTCAGGGCCTCTTCGGAGTCGGGCCACTGTTCCTGGATCACCCCGACCACAATAAAAGCGGCGAACTTCACCGTCGCCGACGCGACGTAGCCCGCCTTCTCCTCGGTGGTGCGGTTCTCGGACGCGAGCCAGCGCTCGAACGCGGGCCAGGCATCCGACGCCATCAACCGAGCCATCGTGCGGGCGGACGGGCCGCCATTGAGGAGGGCTTCCTCGATCCGGGCTTGCCCCTGGGGGCCTAGTCTCAGGCTCATGGTTTTCTCCGTTGCGTTGCGTCGTGGCGCGGGGCGAAGAGGAGCGTGGTGCGGCGAGGCGTTGCGCTGCGACGTGATACGAAATGAATAAAGGAAAGCGTTGCGTTGCGCCGTGACGTGAGGCAGTGCGAGGCACCGCGGTGCGCCGCGCCGTGGCGTGAAGCGATGCGTGGCGCCGGAAAGGAATAAAGGAAACGTTGCGGTGCGAAGCGCCGCGCCGTGGCGTGAGGCGATGCGTGGCGTTGGAAGATCATCCAAACAGCTCCGCCAAGTCTTTAGCTTTACGGACTAGAATTTCTTGAATGCGATCGTCCAAAGTACCGGCAGCGCAGGTCATGCGAACAAGCACGCCGTCTTGCTGTCCAATTCGATGAACTCTACAACTTGCTTGAAAATTGTCGGCCGGGGAGAACGAACTCTCGGCGAAGACGACGTCAGAACAGGGCGAGCCCTTGCTGACTAAAGTTAGACCAACGCCGCCCGCCAGAATTTGGCCGACAAAAATTTTTGCCTTCCCGGACATGAAACGCTGAATGGCGGATCGTCGGGCGTCGAGGTCGTCGCGGCCGTCGAACCGCACGGGCACATACTGCGCGAGCATAGCGACGTAGCGATCGATGACCTCGTGATGGCGGCACCAGAGAACGAGTTTTCGGCCCGGGTCCGAGTCGAGAAAGTCGGACACCCACTCGACCACCGCGGGGACCTTGGCGAGACCGAGCTGCTGGATCTCACTCTTGGCGGCACCGGCCTGGAGCTGGGCGAGAAGGGCGTCGTCGTCTAGTTGATCAAAACGTTGCGTTGCGGTGTGCCGTGGAGCGATGCGGGGCGTGGCTACGCGCAGCGCCGCGAGGTGTGACGAAGAAATATCGACAGGTAGAGTGACAAAATCCAAAGGCGGCAATTCAGGTAGAACGTCTCGCTTTCTCGCCATGAGCAGCATCGGGGCGATGCGTGCCCGCAGCTCCGGAAGGTTCCGGCTGCCGGTGATCCGCTCGACCATGCGCTGGCCGACCTGGAAATGTTCGACGACGCAATACCGGCTCTTGAACTCATGTTCGAGCATGGGCTCGTTGTTGACCGGCGACAGGATCAGGTCCGGGCGAAGGTGGAAGAGCAACGGCCAGAGTTCCGCGGCATGGTTAGGCGCGGGCGTCGCCGACATCGGATGGGGCCAACCGAGCATGTCGCTGCGGAGAAGATCGAAGATCCGCCGGGAGCGGTTCGACGTGGGATTTTTGAGGTAGTGACTCTCGTCGATGACGGTGGCCTGAAATGGCCGGGTATCGGCGAGATACTGGGCCACTTTTCCAGATTTCTCGGACACGGCGCCGTAGGAAACCAAGAAAACCCCCTCGCCCTTTGGTACAGGTCCGCGGACGATGGTCACGGGCGGATGCCCCGGCCACCATTTCTGAATTTCACTCTCCCAGACCAGGACCACCGAGTGCGGGCAAAACACCAGGACCCGCCGGTAGCCCCGGCGCTTGACCGTCTCGATCGCTACGCGCGTCTTTCCTAATCCGGGATCGAACGCATTGAGCGTCGGCGCCGGAGCCGTGCCGATCGTGCGGACGGCAGCCTCCTGGTAAGGGTAGAGCGACTGCATTTTCATGATCCGTTGCGTTGCGTGGTGTTGCGTAGCGCCGCAATGCTTCGCGCGGCGATGCGCCGTGTTGTGATGCGCCGAGCCGCGTTGCCTCGCGGAGCGCGGGGAAAGACTAGATGGCGGACCAGACAAACTTCTCGGCGCGGAAACGGCCATTCATGCCGCCGTTTTCGCTTCTAAATCGACCGACTCCAATGAACCTTCCGGCCTCGTTGAAGTGCCGCTCGAACACCGGCTCGGTCACCGTGTCGTCAAGGATGACGAAGCGGGCGACGCCCGACCAGACCGGCCACTGCGGGAAAGTCCGCTTGACCCGCTTGCCGCTGCCGCGCTTGCCGTCAGCGTTGGCGTTGATGGTCACTGACGGACAATCCGACTTGCGGCAACCGACGAGGACGATGTCGTTCTCGCAGATGACGCCGCCGACGAAATGCTTGGTGAACGTCGCCTTGCCCTTGCCCGGGATCTGGTCGCCGAGACGCTTGGCGACGGCGTCGAGGGCTTGTTTGAACGCCATCGCCGGAATGACGATCTCGTCCTTGTCGTTGGCGTTGCACTTCTCCCGCCATGTCCGCTTCTCGTAATCGTCCCAACCCTCTTTGTTGAGCTTGGGCGTGTCGTGCTGGCGGGACTGCGAGTAGGGGCTAACGCTGGTCAGATGGACTTCGACGATCTTAGGCATGGTTGGTCTCCATTGGTTGGTCGTTGCGTAGTGTCGAGGGGCAGGGCGATGCGTGGCGGCGCGAAGCGAAGCGCCGCACCGCGGGGCCGCGTGTTGCGCGGCGGAGAGTGAGGCGTAGCGTTGTGCTGTGCTGCGGTGCGGAGAGCCGCGAAGCGAAGCGCTGCGAGGACGTTGCGGCGTGGTGCGAGGCGAGACGGGGCGTAGCGTTGCGGGGCGGGGTGCTGCGGAGCGAGGCGAGGCGGGGCGCCGGAAAAACCTCCAAAATATCGTTGCGTGGCGACGCGAGGCCGCGTGTCGTGATGAGTTGCATCGTGTCGCGAGGCAAGGTGTCGAGCGGCGTTGTGTCGTGTAGCGACGAGAAATGAATAAAGGAACGTTGCGTCGTGATGCACGGCGATGCGCTGCGCGGCGCGGCGACGAGTTGCGCGGTGTCGCGATGAGCTGCGGCGCGGAGCGATGCGTAGAGAAGCATTTTAAAAATCGTCGCGTTGCGTGGCGGAGCGATGTGTTGCGGGGCGAGGCATCGCGTGGCATCGCGGTGAGAGGCAGCGAGGCGCGTAGTGATGCGTGGCGAGGAAATCACGTTGACAGCCCCAAGGCACGCAGTGTCGCCTTGATCGGAAGGCTTCCCGCCGAGCCGCCGACCGTGGCTTGTCCGACCGTGAGCAGGGATCGCTCGCGGGCCAGATCGACGACCACGGACAGGACCGACGCGAGCGCAATCGCGCGCTGGCGGGAAGTCGTTTTCAGCTTGCTGACGTCGGCGAGCGCGACCACCCGGCGGGCACGCCAGGCACCGCGGCGGACCCGGGTGGTCTTCTCGTCGGCGAAATCGATGACGCCCTCGTCGTCGAGCCGCTTCAGGCCGACCGAACGAATGACGCCGAACACCTGCCGATCCTCGTTCTGGGCGATCCGCCGAGCCGAGCGCAGCGCGCCGGTCGATCCGGTCACCGGCTTGCCGATCGCGTCCGACAGCTTGTCGTAGCCGACGATGCCGTTGATCGGGGTTTCGATGAGCACCTGATGCAGACTAATCGTGTCCGCCGAACGCTTGAAAATCGGGTCAGCCATTACCTTGGTCTCCTTTTGAAAAACGTTGCGTTGCCTTGCGGAGCGGTGTGTGGCGCCGCGTGGCGGAGTGGAGCGGTGCGAAGTGCTGCGATGTGGTGCGATGCGCAGCGGTGCGACGCGCTGCGAGAAAATTTCATTTGTGCGTTTCCAAAAACCAACTCGCCATGAGCAGCGCCTCGGCCCGTCCCGCGTCTTTCTTGCGGGAAAGATTTGGCGCAGCTCCGGGAAACCTTTTGATCGCCAGCGCGCGAGCGTTTTCCTTGTCCGCGTCCAAGTGAAAATATCGTTTCCACGTCCCCGGCGAGACCTCAACCATTTTGAAACCAAGCGCGGCGATACAGCCGATAATAATCCCGACACCTTTGCCGAAGTTGAAAGAGCTGGACACGCCTTGTTTCGGAAATGATGCGACTCTCTCGACGATGACAACGTCGGCGCCACTGCCCGCGACCATGTCGGCGAGACCGGCAGCGTTGATCATTTTGCCGACAATGGGAATATCGTCGGCAAGACAAACGCCCGGGCCCAAAAGTCCCCAGGCCGCGGACACGCTTCCAGGATCAATCCCCAAGGCGATCACGGCGCGTTCCTCGTCGCACGCTTTCGCCAATATTCGACGTCGAGCGCGGCTTTGGCGACGGCATCGCGAAGCTGGACATTCTCCTTGGCGAGTTCGATCACGCGAGTCTTGAGCTGTTCCCGCTCGGCATGTTCCGGGGCGTTGTAGAGTTCAGCCCACTTATCGACGACGTCGCTCATAGGGTAACCTCCTCGCGCCGGATCTCGGCAACGCTCTGGATCTTCCCGGACTTGATCGCCCACTCGAAAAGCAGCGGGGCCCAATGCGAAGGGACCCTCCCGCGGTATCCCCATCCGGCTATAGTGAGAGGATGCGGGGCGTCGAAGCCCGCCTCGGTGATGCGATCGGCGATCTCTTTGTAAGTGCCCAAGGACTTGAGCAGGGCGCGATAGTCCCAAACCGGCACGATCTGCTGGCGCTTGCGCCTGGTGAGATAAGCGGGCATCGATCAGCCCCCTTTCGTTTTTACGTTGTATCTGTTATCCCTCACATAACGTCAAAACGCACAGAGATCAATCCCCATGACGTCATTATCACTCGATTTCGAGACTTTCAACACGGTTGACCTACGTAAAGTCGGCGCGTACATCTATGCTACGCATCCGGATCTCGTAGTAACTGCAATGGCTTGGGCGATCGACACAGACCCTGTCGAAACCAAGACGCTTCCGAAAATTCTTCCGATCGAAGTCCGCTATCATCTTGAGCAGGGGGGAAGGCTGCGGGCCTGGAACGCGAATTTCGAGTGGCTGATCCTCGTCCACTATTTTGGCCTCGCCGTCCCCTGGAGCCAAGTCTCCTGCACGATGCAAAGAGCCCTCTACGCGGGGCTGCCGCCATCGCTGGAGAAAGCGGGCCGGGCGCTCGGCTTGCCCGAAAGCCTGATCAAAGACGATATCGGACATCGGCTGATGCTCTCGATGGCCCAACCCCGGAGGGGCAAGGGTGGAGGGAAGTGGCATGAGGACGACCCGGACAGACTAAAGAGGCTAGAAGACTACTGCCGACAAGACGTGGTCGCCGAGCGTGAGATCTCCCGGCAGATCCCTGCCCTGCCTAAAGCCGAGAGAAGGGTCTCAAGACTCGACCACGAAACCAATCTTCGCGGCATAAGCTTGGACACGGGTTTGATCGAGCAGCTCGGGCGGCTTGTCCGCGAGACCACGCATCATCTGTCACAGGCTTGCGCCACCCTCACGCACGGCGAAGTCACTTCCCCGGCGACGCAGACGGCGAAGCTGGTGCGCTGGCTAAACAACCAGGGAATGTCCCATCCCGTACAGACCCTAAACAAAGAGGGGGTGTCGGCATTACTGGAGGAGGAGGCCCTTCCGGACACCGTCAGGCAGGTCCTGGAGATCCGTCAGGAAGTCGCAAAAAGTTCAACCCGAAAACTCACAGCCATGTCGCACACCGCCGGTCCCGACGATCGCGTCCGCGGACAGCTTCTGTATTATGGCGCCAACCGCACCGGCAGGTTCGCCGGGCGCCTCATCCAACCCCAGAACATGCCCAGGCCGACACTGCCACCGCTGGCTCTGAGAGCTGCGATCGACGCCGTCAAGAAGGGCGCCGCCAGCGAGTGGATCGACGTCGCTTTCGGCAAACCCCTGGACGTGGCCGCGTCAGCCCTGCGGTCGTGCCTGGTCCCGGGACAAGGAACGGTGTTTATCTCCTACGATTTCAAGCAGATAGAGGCGAGGGTCCTGGCCTGGCTGGCCGGGGCAAAAAGCACTCTCAAAGCTTTTGCCGACGGCGAGGACATCTATGTCCGCGAGCAGAAGAAGATCGGTCTCAGCTCAAGGCTGGCCGGGAAAGTGGTGGTCCTGGCTTGCGGCTTCGGCATGGGGGCCGTCCGGTTTCAAGAAACTGCCGCGACCTACGGCCTGATCATCACGCCCACCCAGGCCGAGCAGATCGTCAGCGGCTGGCGGGAGGCGAACCCCGAGATCGTCGCCCTCTGGTACGCGACGGAAGCGTCCGCACGACAGGCCATAGCCTGGCCGGGAAGCCCGGTCACCGTGTCCGGAACCGGCGGGAAGATCTCGTTCACGGCGACCAAGGCCCTCGACGGGAAAATCCGCCTGGCGATGAAACTGCCTTCGGCGAGAGAACTCTTCTACCGCAACGCCCGGATCGAGCCGGGGCCGAGAGCGTCAGGAACCTTGACCTATGACGGCGTCGATCAGAAGACCCACCAGTGGGGGCCGGTCACGACCTGGGGCGGCAAGCTCGTCGAGAACGCTGTCCAGGCGATCGCGAGAGATTGTTTGGTCGATGCCGCCATCCGGATCGACGACGCCCGGCTCGGGGAGCTGGTCCTGAGCATTCACGACGAATTAGTTTGGGAATGCGCGATCGAGACCGCGGACATAAGGGCGAAGTCGATCAAGGCAGAAGTCGAGAAGTCTCCGGTGTTCGCCCCCGACCTGCCGATCGCGGCAGATGGGGGGCAAAAATCGTCTTATGGAATTTGACGTTGCGCTGAGTTGCGGGGAGACGTGTCGTGCAGCGATGCGAAGCTTCGCGTCGCGTGGCGACGAGAGTTTGCACAAGTAATAGCGGCTGGCGGCAACGTCAAGTCTAGCGGTTGCGGCTGGCGGTAAGTCTTAAAACCTGCCTACACTGTAGACGTGAAAGCGCCGGGCAAAGGCGCGATCCTGTTGCCCGGCGCTGTACATCAACCACGATTTGGAGACCACAATCGATGCCGAAATACCCTAGCTCGCTTCCCGCTTCCGGACAAGCCGCCCGCGAGTGGCTTCTGGATTTGATCTTCAAAGATCGTAAACCGCTCGCCTGGATCGCATCGGTGAAGGACGTCGATGCCGTCGGCGCCTGGACCGGCAGCCGGTACGGGGGGAGGATCGCGCTTAATCCGGACAACGGACACTACGTCTGCATCGCGACGATCGAACCGAGCGCGACCAAACGCCGCGAGGACGACGTCGAGGCGGTCAACGTCGTGGTCCTCGACGACGTCGGCAACGACTCGCGCCCGGACATCAAGCTCGACGAGGACGTGCTCCAGCTCATTCCCATTCCACCCTCTTATGTGATCGAGACGTCGAGCCTGAACTACCAGGTCGGGTTCGTTCTGGATCCGCCGGTCACGAGACAAGAGTACGACGCCCTGATCGCGGACATGAAGCACCATCCGGAGCTGAGGGACGGGATCAAAGACGGAACCACCTCCGTCAGATACGTGAGGCTCCCTTCGGGCGCAAACCCCAAGCCCGGCAAGGGGGCCTTCGCGACGAGATTGGTCGAGGCGTCAGGTCGGACTTATTCCCTCGGAGAGCTGCGGAAGGCTTTCAACCTGGTGGCTCCGGCCGCTCGGACACAGGCGGCACCGGCATCCGTGTCCGCGGACGTGCCGGAGGCGCTTCGACTTCCGGAGGCGCAGGCGTTGGCGCTCCTGGAAGAGATCTACGCCGAGATCCGCAACAACGGCATCGGGCGTGAGGATTGGATCGGGCTGGTGTTCGCCGCCTGGAACGCATCGGGAGGGTCGGAGGACTCGCTGGCAATCATCGAAGCGTGGACAGCGACGCGGGAAGACGGGGACGTGAACCCAGGGAAAGACATAAGGGACGTCTGGGACCATCGGCTGGGGACGAAAGCGGGAGTGACGACGCTCATCAGGGGGCTGGAAGAGTACGGGCGGGCCGGGGCCGAGGCGATGATCGAGAAGATCAAGCAAGTCCAGGCCAAAGGTGTTTTTGATCCTGTGGATAACGGGGACGGCGCGGACACCGCGAGCACGGATACCGGCGTCGGCGAGGACCCGGACACGGACGCCGAGACCGTCGATGACGTGAACCTGGTTCTCGATCAGGTGGACTTCGAGCACGACGAGTTGGAGATCATCATCGAAGGCTTTGAGCGCAGCCACGTCACCCTGGTCGGAGGGCCGTCAGGGGCGATGAAGTCGCTGTTCATGGAGCAGCTCGCGATGGCGCTGGTGGCCGAGCAGGCGGGGCCGACGGGGCTGGCAAAAATCGATTACTGCGGGCCGGTGGTCTACTTTGCCAACGAGGATGCGCCCGGGCAGGTGATGAAACGGTTCGACGCGATCCGGCGACGGCACCGGCTGAGAGGACCTTTTCCGTGGAAGCTGTCCATCCGGACAGGGAGATTGCTGTCCCGGAAAGGCGGCGTGATCACCCTCAACAAGGCAGAAGCCGGGATACTCGAAAAGATGTCCCGGGAAGGCGGGCTGGCGTTGGTCGTGGTGGACACGCTCGCTGCCGCGCTGGTGTCCGAGGAGACTAACCTGGAGTTCCAGATGACGATGAACCTGTTGCGTCGGCTGGCCCGGCGAACGGGGGCGGCGATCGCCGTCGTGCATCATTTCCGGAAGGGCGCCCCCGGGGTCAAGGACAAGAACGAGGAGTCTTCACTCGAGTCGGTGCGCGGCGGATCGGCACTGACGGCCTCGGCCAGGCATGTGCTGTTCGTGGAGAGGCCGAGCAAAAACAACATCGCGAAGTTCGGATTGGGAAATGACGCCAAACGCTACATGAAGCTGACCGAAGAGAAGAGCAGCAGCACCGAGACCGGCAGCGTGCGCTGGTTCAAGCTGGAGACTGAGGCGATCCCCGTCGTTGACCGGCGCGACGGCACGCAAAAGACGGAGAACGCCCCGGCTTTGGTGCCGGTAAACCCGGAGGGGGCGGCCCACCGGATGGCGATGAACCGGGACGCCCTGGCAAAGCTGGCCGCGGCGGTGAAAGCCGGGCGAAATCCGCGGGTGATGGACCGTGGTGGCCGTCACCCGGACAGTGTGGCGAACATCACGGGCCTGGACGCACAGGAAGCTAAACGTGTAATTGACGAGTTGGTAAACCTGGGGAAGGTCGTAATAAGAGAAATCAAGGTCAATCGAAATCCGATCGACGTAATAAGGATTGAGGACGAAAACTGGGCGGAAACCCTCGATGATGAAGAGGATGAAACGTAAAGATCACTGGGGGTATTAAGGCTTAATACGCACTAATACGCAGGTTGTTGGTTGTGTCCGGCACCCACTCTAATGAAATCAAGGACTTAGCTGGGGGTAATAAGGCTCGTGCTAGGGGAAAAAGCGGGTGCGTAATAGGGACCCCTTAACAGGGAGGGGTCCCCCCCTATTACGACACCTCGGAGCTTTTGACGTTTTGCAACCGGGGATCACTCGCTGCCGCTGAAGTTAGAAAAGAGGACGTGCATGTCAGAGAATTATGGGTTTGCAGTCATTCGTCGCTTGGTCGGGTCCGGGAAGTCTCCCGAGCACGACGAGTGTCACTTGGACGGGTGTTATTTCGACGAGGACATTGCCCGGCAGGTTTTCGCCGTGTGGGGAGTCGACTACCCCGACTATGTCGTCGAGCTTGTCCGGGTCATGGTGCAGAAGCCGCCAGGCGTGGCCTTCACGGAAAAGGAGATGAGAAGTCATCTCGGGGAGACGGTGCTGCTGGTATCGTAGACACCCCCTTAGTTTTTACAAATCGGAGG